CTGTAGTAGATAAATGTAAAGATTTATATTTTATTTACCCAGATAAAACTGGTGGTGAATTAGGTTATCATGGTATTGTAAGTACTAAAACTAAATTAGCTTGGCAGGAATCCATTTATCAGTTGCCAACCATCGTTTAATATTTCTCCAATGAGCTTTCCATAAAGGTATATCAAAAAATTTAATCCTAACATTACAATTATCTTTATACCTATATAACAAATCTGAAATATAAGACTCTTTACAATGGGTGTTATCAAGTATGACAGTAGTGCAAGTATGACTAATAAGCCTGTTATGTAAAAGGGTATTAAATGTTGATGTAACTCTTTTTTCTGATTGTCCATTTTGTTTGTAATTTTTACCAAATAATTGTAATCTTATTTCATCTCTTGAAATTATTTCAGGTGGATTTAAACCTAAATTCATATCTACATATCTTTGATTTAAAGCCCATGTTGATTTAGAACTACAAGGTATTCCTACTAATATTATAAGTGTTTTTTTCATATTCATAAAATCTACTTTTTACAGAAGTTGATTAGTATAACTGTTGTAATTTAAACCCTTTTAATTACCTGCTGAACTTATCCGAGTTTTTCAAGGGTACAGGCTACAATATTAATGACTATCTGGAATATTATATTTTTCTGATGCCATAGTATATAAAGGTGAAACTACTTTCATAATTTTACTTCTATCACCAGTAGGACATGATATTACAACACCTTCATGTGGTAATTCATTTTCCATCAGATCATTATTCCATTTGGTTAATAATGTTGGATCATATGGACCAGTATAAAGTGTATCAACAATTGGTAGATGTAATATACTAAATATATTAATTTTACTTGCATTATCAATATATTTACCATCAATTTCAATATCAAAACCTTTAAAATCTACATGATCTAAACCATAATTGTATTTATCACCTTGTATTCCTTTACCATAAATTTCACCATAAACAATGATATTATCAAATTTATTTTCATGTTGAATTTGATCTTTAAATAATTGCCAAAGTTTACCTTTGATATCATATTTATGATCAACTTCTTTCCAATGATTAGTTGCATAATATCCAGGTGAATCATCTGCTTTTTGTTGATGATGTGAACCATATACATATTCATAATAAGCATATTTAAAACCAAAGAATTTCTTCAAATGATCTAAAACAGTTATTTTATTCTTTTTAACAATACCATAACGTGCATTTGAACCATGTATTTTACGTGTTACATTTACTAAATCACCATCTTGAAACATGTTAGGTACATTCTTAGCGTTTGGAAACTTATAATAAACATGAAAATTAGGATTTTGTGAAAATCTAATCTTCTTACCACCTGGTAATCTTTCTTCAACCATTGGTGGTTCATATTTATGAATATTTAAAATATTCATTAAATCTTCACCATCTCTCCATATTTCTGTACTAAAATCTAAATCACTTAATGGAATTAATATACATTCACTATAAGTACCTTTTAAACGTACTGTACGTACTCTGTTACCTTTCCTTAGATAATTGATTACACCCCATTTGGTAGCTAATTCTTCAGGTATTACAGCATCTGTTGTTAAACATAATACTAAATCATCAATTTTATGTATACCTTTTTGTACAATTGATGACCAACCATTAATTTTAACTAATTCAATGTTATCAGCATTAGGAATTGGATATATTTCTTTAATTTTAGCAATAAATGCTACACTATCATTATTTTCCATTAGTCAAATAATTCTGTTTCTAAATCTTGTAACTGTTTCAATTTGCGATTATTTAACTGTAATCCATCAATAGCATTAATTAATTTATCCCAATCAACAGGTTCTTTAGATTTTTGTTCTTGAATAGTTAATTCATCCTTAGCAATTTGTTGCTCTAATTCAAGAATTTTCATTTCAAGATTCTTTTTTTCTTTACGTACTTTAAATGGTAATTCAATTGAAGCAATAGCTTCTTTACCTTTACTAATTAAATCTTTATATAAGCTCATATTTTTTATTTTAATAATAATAATTTTTTATTTATTTGTTTTGGTTCATTAGCAGTAATTCCTACTGGTCCTGTTGTTCCATATAAACCTGTTGTTCCATATCCAGTATTCATATATGTACGATAATTATGATAATCAGATGAAGGTAAATTTGTATTTTGTTGTTGATAACTCATTTGTTGTTTTATTTTATTAAGTGCTTTATTTATTAAATTTTGATGATATAATAAATCTTGATAATTTCCATTTATTTTAGATAAATCATTAATATTAAATCCCCATAAATCAACAATTTTCATTGAATATCTAATTATACTAGATGGATTATAAGAATATAAATTATCAATTTCAATTAATAGTAAAAAATCATTATTATCATATCTAATATTAATTCTATAACTATTTTCAACAAGACTTCCATTAAATGTCATTATTATTTTTAAATTAAGTAGATGGGATTTCATCCCCACCTACATTTGTTAATAATTCTTTTTTTAATACTAATAATTTATATAATACAAAATCAACCATATTATGTTGTTTTAAAAATAATATAGCTTCATCAGTATCATCTGGTATTTTATCTTTTATTTCATTTTCAGTAAATTCCCATTCATGAGATAAATAATAATTAATTATATCCCAAGCATTTTCTTTGTTTATTTCCATTATAAATCCATTAATTTAACAATTGGTGTTCTACCTCTGTCTAAAACAACCCCTAAACTAATAATAGGTTTATTAGCAAATGATTTACCATAGTCAAAGGCATAACTATCCCTTTCAGCACCCCAACCTATTTGCATACCAAATATAGCATCTTTTTCAGATACAGACCATTGTACAAATGTTTTAGCATGAAAATGACCTTGACAAGTACTCATCCTTGATTCTTTAGCAACTTTAAATGCATCACCAACATTACCATGTTTATAGATTACATCATCTTGTTTAAATTCTAATCCGAATTCCCAACTTTTAGGAGCACCTATAACTTCACCAAAATCTTTGATAAAATGTTTAGATAAACCTATTGTTTTGGCTTTACGTTGAATTAATAAATCATGATTACCCATGCATACAGTAGCTTGTGGAAATGCTTTATACCAAGGTATAAGTTGTGCTCTGGCTGCTTCTAATTCATCACCTACACTTTTACCATCTGGATCATGTTCATGGTAATTCCAAGCATGTCCATCAATTATATCACCTGCAAATCTTACAGTACCACAATTATAACGTAACTGATTTTCTTTACAAAATTCTAATACTCCATCACGAATAAATGGAGCATGTAAATCTGGTATCCAAAGTACATTGTTAGGGTCTAATTTTTTACTTGTAATTATATTAGGTAGTTCAACTGTTTCAATAGTAGCATATGCTTTTAATGCTGTATGAGCAGCCTTATAAGCAGAATCTTCTATTTGTTTATTAGTAGGTATTTTAATTTTTGGTGCAATATGCTTATTAAAGTTATCACCATTATTAAAAAATTCTTTCTTTTTATGATATTTAGCTGCTTCTAAAGCTATTCTAACATCTTTTTCACTACATCTTACAGTTTTAGAAGAATTTAGATTTGAATAAATCCAAAATATTGATTTTTTTAAATATCCAGGATGTTCAAGTAACCAATTGTATATTTTTTCTTGTTTTTTATTCATTTAAATTTGACTATACATCTTATGAACAATGTATTCTTTAAACTTTGACAGCTTTAAGTTAATTCTTTTTTGAATATCTTGTTCTGAATAAATTTTCTTTAATATTTCTAATCTGATAGCTACATCACCAATTTCATCAATAATCTCTTGAACATCAACTTTAGTAGGTTTTAATACCATTTGTGTAAGTACTAAACCTAATTCTTGACATTCTTCAGCTGCTTTAAGCATATTATATTGATTACCGTTTTCCTTAACTAAATGATCAATTATTTTTTGTTGTTTTTCGTTAAATTCTACCATAATTATTTACTAAGTTCTCTTAAAAACACCAAACAACATTGTGCATGGTCTAAATGTGGTAATCCAGATTCATCATCTAATGATAAACCTTTACCACCATTATCAACATATTCTTTTTGTGCATTTAAATGTCTAATTAAAGCTGCATAATACCTGTTTTTAGCATCTGGGACAGATCTCCACCCATTAGGGGTATATTTCTTAGCACCAAATGTTAAAACTTGTGTACAGCCTTTATATGCATCAATAGGGTATAAATCAAATCTTAATTTACCACCATCAAACTTTAAACCAGCTTTTTCAGCTTCATGTTCTAAATTTTGCATATTAATTTGTCTAAGTTTTTCAACTTGTTCATCTATTTGTTGTTGTTTGTCATGACCAATACAAGGAAGGGTTTTACCCTCCTTTGTATCAGTTCTAACAACTCTACTACTTGCTACTAATCTTGTTTCGTCGCACATTGTATATATTATTTAATTTCACATCCTTCTGGCCCACAAGCTAGATTTTCAGTGAAATTTACATTATCATCATCTTCAAACACCTTTGTCAAATCAACTTCTTTTAAACTCATAGATAGTTTATCAAATACTTCTTTAGTACATGTTTCAAATGGAGCTTGTGTATATGTACCACCATCAAATGGTAAAACACTTATTCCATTATATGAATCTTTGTTTTCAAACATCCATTTACCAACTTCTTCCCATTCATCACCCTTAATTGAAACAGTTGCACTAACATTATTAGTATTATGACCTTTTCTATGACCTTCTTTAACCCACTCTGTGTTAAATTTATAGATTCGTTTTAACAAATCCATAGCACTTTCAGTCCTTAATATTGAACCTTTAGGTGCTTCTTGTGGTATTACTGCATATGCTTCATTAGATTTTAAAATACTATCTTCTAATAAAGTTTCATGATTCATTTTTAAATAAGTATATAAAGGATCTGATTTTAACAGAGTTATACGTCTTAAATAATATTCATCATGCCATGCATGTATACCTGAACTAGTACCTAAAACACAACTGGATGTACCAGATGGTTTAATTGTAGTAGTTCTAGCTGCTGCGTTAATTTTTATTAAGTCAGCAACTCTTTGATTTTCTTCTTTACATAACTGTGCTGCATTTTTAAGATCATAATTTAATACAAATCCTGATGCAATACCAGTCATTCCAACACCTATTAAAGCATCTTTTTCAGTAGTTTGTTTCCAAATACTACGTAAATAGTGAAAGTCTGTAAATCCTGCTTGTAATGTACCAAAAAATGTAGCTGCTTTAACTCTTTGAAGTAAATCTTCTTCAGATGTTATATCACTTACATTCAGCTCGCACAAATTGCAAAATTGAAATGCTCTTAAAGCAATTTCACAACACGGATTAGTTCCCCAATCCTTATTATATGTCCAGTAAACACCTGGTTCACCAGATCCAGACATTTCAACTTTTTTCCAAATTTCATCAAATTGTTCTTTGGAAATTTCATTACGATCTAATACAACTGAGTTATTAGAACGACCTCTTTGAGGATTTGTTTCCCACCAACTACCAAATTTACATTCAAGCATTTCTGTATCATCATGTGAAAATAAACTAATCATTGCTGAACGTCTAATTCCACCACTAAGTACAGCATCTGCTATGTGACACATCATATCATGACAATCTAATGATGATAACTTATCACCATCTGATTTACGTTCAAATATGGTTTCAATATGTGTTAATGCAATTTTAAGTGGTTCTGGACCAGGTGCTTTACCACCTGCTGTTTTTAATCTACTACCTTTAGGTCTAATATCAATATAACTAAAATTAGGTTTATATTGTGTTAAACCAAAATATGACTTAACAAGCATTTTAACAGCATCTGCCCAACCTTCAAGTGAATCATTTATAATATATTTTTTACTCTTTGTAGGTTTTAAAATATGTGGTAATTTATCAATATGATGTTTTTGTACACTAAATCCAACACCTGTTCCACCTAAAAGTAAAAACATTGTTTCATTAAATGCACGATAATCATCAACTGGTAAAAAAGCACAATTATAAATACGTGATTCATTTTTAAATATTGGTAATCCTGCAAATTGCATTGCTCTCATACTTGGTAATATTTTTTTATTAAGAATAAAATTCATATTTGATTGAATTTCAGTTCTTAAATCAGGATACTTTTGAATCATCATGTTTTCATATCTAAAACATATGTCTTCCCATGACTCACGTCTATGAAGTTCTGGTATGTATTTAGAATATTTATTAAATATCGTGATGTTCGAGAGTATCTTGTTGCTTATTGTCATATTGATTTGTTTTGTTTGTTTGTTCTATGATTTGATTAATTGATTTGTATTGTTCTTTATTTAAATCTGGTTTATCCATTACTTCTTCAATATCTGATATACTTACACCTAATCTATCTGCTATTTGTTGTCTTTTAAATTTTTCAGGATATATTGTATTGTATTCAGTTACTTTATAAGTATTCTTTTCAGATTGTGTTCCATAGTAATTACATAATAATGATTTAAATTCTTTAGTAAATTTACTAAATTTTCCATCAATAAACAAATCATAATTTTCTTTGTTTCTATTTGGTATATCAAATATTAAAATAACTTCATCTTCTTCTTCAAAACTACCTTTATAATTTTTATTAGATTTTATATAATCTGCAAAAGTTTCAAAAGTTCTGTTTTCAGAATGTTTTTCAAAAATTACTAATATTTGATAATTATCATTTAAATAAGCATTAATAAAATTACTAGGAAAGCTTCTATAATTTATTTCACACATAGGTAATACGAATGTGCAACATAAATTGGGTTTTTTATACCCTTCAAGTTCTATTCTTTTACTCACAAAAGGACTGTTTTTTCTATTTTATTTAGTTTAACTTCATTTAACTCTACATTATCTACTAATTTTAAACTTAAATAATTCTTTGTAAACTCCTTTATTCCTTCATATTCTCCAAAATGATTAATATATTCATTAAGTATATTAGCTCTAATTATTTTTTCAGGTAAATTCTTAATAAACATACCATCACTTGACATAATAACTTTATTAAAAAATGATTCACCTTTACCAGGAATACCTTTAATACCATCAATAGAATCACCTGTAATCATAGATTTCCAGAAATTATCTATAATAGCATATGGTAAATTGTTTACAAACTCATTTTTACGTGGATTGTAAGCATTATTTACTGCTCCTAGTATATCTTTATCAGGTGACACTATAATAACGTTAAATTGGTTATATTGAGCTTTAAATGACATTACAAGATCATCTGCTTCATATCCTTCTTGACCATAAAAACTATGGTGAGTTGAAAGATGTTCTTGTACTTCTTTTAAATAATCAACATAAGGATATTTCCTATTAGCTTTATAATTTGGATTAATACCATATCTAAAACATTTACCAATTGTTCTAAATCCACAATAATAGTCTGCTTTAACAGCTTTATTTATATTATCAATGAATATATCACATAGATTTAAACAATCTTCAAGTGTTTTAATTGGGTCATCTTTTTTATTATGACAAACATAATATGGTATAAAATCAGCATCGTATACTGCTACTGTTGGCTTTAAAACTTCTTCCATTCTTCAAAAGATTCAAGATCATATACTGATTTCAACTCATCTGTACAATCTTGTATTTCTTTTTTAAGTGTGGAATATAATTTAACATTACCAGTATCCAATGTATTTAAAGCTTTATCTGCTCTTTCAAGTAATTTTGTTACTTTAATCAATTTGGTACTACTAACTCTAAAAGCCATGTTCATCCTTTCTATCATCATGTGTATTTTGATTTACTACATAGTGACCTACCCATATAATAAGGGTAATTAATACTAATATTGCTGCTAATTTAATCATTTTTATAAAATTTATCTTTAATCATTTCAATAGTTTTCAATACATTCATTTGGTTATTTGGTTTATAAAGTGTTATTTTATAACCATTTTCCATTAACCATTGTTTAAATAATTTCCATTTATTAGGAAAACTGTCATTAGCATAACCCTTAACTTCAATTAACCAACCAGTTTTATCTGGATTAATACATGTAAAATCAGGTAAATATGTCATAGGTCTTATTTCTTGTGTAACTGGACCATATAATTTATATTTCTGTTTTGAATTCCTATCAGTTCTCTCATACATTTCTATACAATCTTCAGTAAATATAAAACCAGGAACTAATACAAATTTTTCTTCTTCATATTTAAAATCTGTTATACCAT